AGAACCAAGTTTTGCCTACTGCTGGCTCAGGATATGCGCCATTGACTTGTATTGCAACTGCTGAAGATCCACTAGTTGCTACTGTTGTCTTTTTCACATTAGGATCACCACTAATGTCAACAGTGTCTGTGTTTTGTGTGAAAGTAATACTATTGTCTGAACTTACTAGAGTTTTAAATTCAAAGTTATTAGTATTACGTTGTTTGAATACTTCAACGCCGCCGCCAACATTGCTACTAGTTATTTGGTCACCAATTTGGATATCGTCTGTGTTTTGAGTAACAGTTATGCCACCAATCGATGTAATGCTTCTTAGTTCACTTACAGTTCCTGCTAGCTGTTTAAATACTTGTGCACCTGCTCCAACGTTTGATACACTTGCTGTGTTACTTGAAAGATCATTAAGTGTTGCAAGGTTTTTCCAAGTACTAGTATCTCCAAAATATGCTTCTATTCTATTAGAATCGCTGTTGTAACGTATTTCACCAACTTCTGTATTAGGACGTTGTGCAGTATTACCAACAGGAATTTTAACTGCGGCAGTTCCTGGAATACGTGTGTTTTCAGCTAGTTCAACTCTAATGTTTCCAGCTTTACCATCTCCGTTAACAACTTGTGTTTCGCCTGCTTTGCCTTCAACTGCACGAGCTCTACTAACTCCACTGTCTTTAACAATTAAGCCATCGCCTGATTCTAAATTTAGATTGTTTAAAAACTCAAACAGTGTACTTGTAGCTTGCTCATAGTCTAACATTGTACCTGTGTTAAATGTTGCTGTATCTTTTCTAACAAATATTGTTAAGATATCAGTTCTAACAACAATATCATCTGTGTTTGGACTTAGTGCTAGCTGGCTTACTTCTCCGCTAACAATATAAAGTGTACTACTGCTACCTCCGAAGTTGTTAATAACTGTAGTGTTACCCACTGTACTGTTAGTGCCGGCAATATTGCCAACATCTGTTACTAGTCCGCCAGCTGCATACCCTGGACTGTTTGGTACTGTAGGGACAGACCCTTCACTTTTCTGTTCTTCTGATTGTTGTTGAGTAGTTGTGTATCCAATAATATTACCACAGTAATCATATACCGGCGTTTGTGTATCAACTGGAGGCAACGGATTGTCTAAGTTATCTAATAGATTTAACATTTCGTCATCTAATAACAAATGGAAAATATTAGGATATTCTATTACATCGCCGTCCATTACTCTGTTACCATCAGAATCATATGAACTATTATAGCTGTATTGTACAGGGTAATCTGCTAGGTTATCGTATACACCTTTTAACTGAGATGCAAGTCTTGCATTACCTGAAACACCACCGGTATTTGGATTATGTAGTACACCTATTTCGCCATTGCACCCACTGTCAGGCGTTCCGAATTGACTACCCCCAAGTGAATATGCACCGCTAATGTTGTTTTCAAAGTTAATAAGATTTGTAATTCTGTCGCCAATGCCAATGATATCATTTTTAATTGCATCAAGTTCGCTTTGTAGTAAACTACCACTTGTAATTGCTCCGATATTATTTGCAATACGACCTAACACGCCGCCGTTGAACACGTTAGCATTAAACCCACCGGTGCCTAAACACGCACATACTTGATCTGGAAAAATACTTCCAATGTCATCTACTATCGATTTACCTGCGCCTAAGAAGCTACCAAATGCACGTTCTAACATATTGGGAATTGCAATAGGATCTACAGGTTGCGCACAGAAATTAATCAAGTTAGCTACCTGTTGTGCTTCTGCAAGCACTCCGTTTAGTCGACCTAGCACTTCGTCAAACTTTGTATGATCCATAAATTGCTGCAAAGAACCTTGCAGCTGATTTAGTGCATCGTATAATTCTGCTTGAAGATTAGGAATACCTAGCAATGCATTGATGTTAGCATACAAACAAATTTGTAAGTTAGGCATTTTTAAGCCATTACCACTAAGTGTTTGACATAGTATCTCTCTAAGTGTAAAACTATACTGCGCACTTGCCGCTATTCTAACAGGGCCTGTACCTGAACTAGCAGTTCCACTAATATGATGTCGTGCATCTAAGTAATCGTTTACATTTTGTAAACCAGCTTTAAAATCTCTAAAACTCATGAACCGTTTCCTGCTCTAACATTAGGGCTTGCTTGTCTAGCTTTTGGATTACAATGACTATCTCCAGGGCAAAGTTTATCTGGCTTTGCTGGATCACTTTGTAAAATTACAGGAATTGCGTTTGCTCTAACTTTTCCTACTGTATCAGTAGCTATCAATGATCCAGCGCCGTGTGAGTTTGTGTCACCGTCTATGCTAATAAATCTGCCATTAACTCTAACGTTGGAACATTGAGTTATTGTTCCAGCACCGCAATCTCTACTATCAAATTGTCTGTGTACATATCTTGCCATGCAAGTATTTATTAGAGTTTTAGACTCTCACCTAAAGGTAAGCTACTTGCAGGTGTAATTCCACTTGTGTTTTGCATGTAATTATCTGCTAGTGCTTTAATAGGACGAGAAATTGCTACTACAAGATTCTTGTTAATCACTACAGGGCTACTATCATGTGCATCGATGCTCATTAGCCAAGGAATAAGCATTGCTTGTCCGTTTGACGGATTAAGTGTTAGTACTGTTGGCTTAACTACTTTTAATTCGCCGCCCACATCTGCATCGAACCTAGCAACTAGTTCTTCTCCTGTACTCAGTTTAACAGTAACAGGGTCGCCTTTTTTATAATTTGAAATCACTAACATCTATAACTTCTCCTATGAGTTCTTTTACTTTTTCTGGATTCATACGTACAAGTGCTTGCCCGCCGCCGGCTACTAGTAGTTTTCCATTGTGATAAAGTTGGGGCATAGTTTTATGCCCCTCACTTAGTAAAAACTCACGAGCTTCAGGATTGGTATCCACTCTAATTTCTTCGTATTCAATTTCGTGTTTTTTCAAGTATTGTTTTGCCATTTCACAGTACGGACACAATGGTTTACTGTATAATGTAATCATAGTTTCATGTCCGAGAATGTGCTACCGTTAACATCTTGTTTAACGCCGCCAATGACATAACTTGAAATTTCTGTTTCTTGTGGAGCAACTTGTACTTCTGCACCTGCGATCCACTTTTGTGTCCACGGTAGCGGGTTGCTCCCGCCCTTGTATGGACTTGGTAATCCTACTGCGGTCATACGCTTGTTAGCAGTCCACTCTACATATTCATTGAGTAGTTGTGTGTTTAATCCAATCATTGATCCGTCTTTAAACAAATATTCTGCCCATGCTTTTTCTTGGTCAACGGCATCAACAAACAACTGTACCATTTCAGCTTCAGTTTCTTTAGCAATTTTAGCAAAGTCCGGGTCGTCTTTTGGCATAAGTTTTAACAAAGTTTGCGTACTACCCAAGTGTACATTTTCGTCACGACAGATAAGTTTGATGATTTTGGCGTTGCCTTCCATTTTTTTAAGTTCAGCAAATGCCCAACTACATGCGAATGAAACATAAAAACGTACTCCTTCTAAAATGTTCACACTTACCATAGCTTTCCAAATTAATTTTTTAAGTTCGTATAAGTCAACTGTGATCTTTTTACCATTAACAGTATGAGTTCCTTCACCTAATAGGTTGTACCACTGACCCATTTCAATAAGATCGTCATAGTGTTTTGAAATATCGCTTGCACAATCAACAATTTCTTGAATGTCCATCATTTCATCAAAAACAACACTAGGGTTACTATATACGTTGCGAATAATATGTGTGTAACTGCGACTGTGGATAGTTTCATTAAATGTCCAGGTTGTTACCCAATTTTCCAATTCAGGTAAACTTATTAGTGGATTGAAACTGTCTGCTGGCGCACGACCTTGTACGCTGTCTAGCAAGATTTGTCTTTTGAGATTGCTTGTAAAAATATGCTTTTCGTGTTCAGTTAGCTTCTTAAAGTCGGCTGCATCTTTTAATACATCTACTTCTTCTGGACGCCAAAAGAAACCCAACTGTTTATCAGTTAGTTTGTCAAATTGTTTATACTTCAGTGTATCATAACGTTGAATGTCAACACCGCCGTTTGGATCTAAAAACATCAAACTTTCGAGGTGCTTGTTTCGTTGTTTGGAATTTAATACGCTCATCTCATCTCTTTCTAAATTGTGCAGCTATCGCAGGCTTCTTCTTCTTCAAATTGGTATTCGTCGTTGACTTCTATATTAGCAGGTTCATTTAATTTGTCAACATCAATCTCACCTTGTCCGTCATATGTGTTAAAGTAATACAATTGCTTACCACCATACTTGTAAAAGATCATCAAGTGTTTTAGCATTTCGCTCATGCTGATTTTTTCGTCTTCGTAAAACACAGGATTATAACTGGTGTTTACACTGATGCCTTGATCTACATATTTTTGTAGTATAGCCATAATTGTCATATAGCCTTCTGGACTACGCTGATCCCATAATAGTTCATATTTGTTTTTAAGATGGTGGATACCAGGAACAACCTGCTTTAGTACACCATGCTTTGATTGTTTAACACTTACTAAGCTACGAGGAGGTTCAATACCATTTGTAGCATTTGAAATCTGTGCGCTTGTTTCTGCCGGCATTAGTGCCATTAGTGTACTGTTTCGAATGCCAGTTTCACGCAATTGCTGACGCAGTTCTTTCCATGGCATACGTTCTTGATGTGGTACTAACTCGTCAACATCTTGTTTGTAAGTTTGATTAGGTGTTACTCCGTCGCTGTATTTTGTTTGATCATTCCACAAGCAAGCGCCTTGTTCTGCTGCTAGGTCTGCACTGGCTTTGATCAAATAATAACTCCAAGCCTCAGCAAACTCGTCGATTTTTGCCAAGTCTGGGTTACTGTATGTCATGTCATTTTTAGCCATCCAATATGCCAGGTTAATAATACCAACACCCAAAGGACGTCTGCCCATTGTAGCATTATAAGCTGCTTTGACTGGATAGTCTTGATAACTTAAAAGTGCATCAAGACCACGCACAGCAAGTTCGCATGGTTTTGCGAAATCTTGAGTTGTCTTAATATTTCCCCAATTGATAGCACTCAGTGTACACAGTGCAATTTCACCTGCTTCGTCATTGAAGTCATTCAATGGTTTTGTAGGCAAATCAATCTCTGCACACAAGTTACTTTGACGCACTGGCGCAATGTCTTGTTTAAATGAACTGTGTGTATTAGCATTGTCTACATTTTGTAAGTAAATGCGTCCTGTGTTTTTGCGTTCTTCCATAAACATACTGAACAGTTCTGTTGCGCCAATTACTTTTTTACGTAGTTTAGTATTACGTTCTGCACGTTCATATAATTCTCTAAACTTGTCTTGGTCTGCAAAGAACGCTTCGTATAGTCCTGGTACATCACTTGGTGAGAACAGTGTAATTTGTCCATTGCCAATTAGTCTTTCATAAAACAGTTTGTTAAATTGAACACCATAATCCATATGACGCACACGGTTATCGTCTGTACCTTTGTTGTTTTTTAGTACCAGTAAGTCTTCGACTTCTAAGTGCCAAATTGGATAATAAAGTGTTGCAGCACCATTGCGTACACCGCCTTGGCTGCAACTGCGTGTAGCACTTTGAAACATTTTATAAAACGGAATAACTCCAGTATGATAAGCATCTCCTTTGCGGATTGGAGAACCAAGCGCACGAATACTTCCTGCACCAATTCCAATACCTGCTTTTTGGCTTACATATTTTACAATACTGCTAGTAGTAGCATTAATGCTATCAAGACTATCATCGGACTCAATAAGAACACAACTACTAAACTGGCGCTGAGGAGTACGAACCCCAGCCATAACAGGAGTAGGTAAGCTAATATAAAAGTTACTAACTGCATCATAATAATCCTTTACCCAGCGCAAACGTGTTTCTACAGGATAATTTGCAAATAGTGTAGCTGCAATCAACATATATGCAACTTGAGGAGTTTCTTTGATATCTCCTGTAACACGATTTTGTACTAGATACTTACCACGAAATTGTTCCATGGCAGCATATGTAAAGTTTTCATCACGTTCATGTTTAATGTAATTGTTTAGTTCATTCCATTCTTCAGCAGAATAATTCTCTAGTAGAGAGATATCATTCAGCCTT